ATCCTGAACAACGTTCCGATGCGTGGTTCAAGATGAGGGGCACGATGCTCACGGCATCCGATGCCGGCACGGCGATAGGTGTGAATCCCTACGAAAAGCCAGAGAAGTTGATTCTGAAAAAGTGTGGTGTCAGTGAACCCTTCAATGATTGGGCGACCAAGCACGGACAGAAGTACGAAGATGAAGCTCGACAGATCTACGAGGAACGCCACAACCAAAAGGTCTTTGAGATCGGTTTGGAACCTCACCACACCCTCGACTGGATCGGTGGATCACCCGACGGCATCACTTATAGCGGACGACTTTTGGAGATCAAGTGTCCGAGGTCACGAGCCATTGGAGACGGAACGCCACCCGAGTACTACTATGCGCAGGTGCAGGTGCTCATGGAGTGCCTCGAATTGGAAGTCTGTGACTTTGTGCAATATCGACCCGCCGAAATCACCTACCCCAAGCCTGCCGAGTTTGTCTGTGTGGAGATTCCACGGAACCGCGAGTGGTGGGCGACCAACATGCCCATCATGAAGGCATTCTGGGAGAAGGTCCTGTGGCACCGCGAGCATGGTCACCAAGAACTGCTTCCGGCACCCAAGCCTACGATCGATGATCTGATCAAGGAAATTGAAGGTCTCGAGGGACAACTCACCAAGGTGAAGAAGATGGCTCTCGAGATCGCCAAGGAACATTCGACCCTGAAATCGGGTCGGTGGTCTAACGAAGATGAAGAGTGGCTCCTGAAGAACAAGGACAAGAAATTGGAAGAACTTGCCGAGCACCTGAAGCGAACGGTCAAGGCCACCAAGATGCGTCTGGATAAATTGATCAAGGAGCAGCCTAAGCAGGAGTGGACGGTCAAGGTGGTCGAGGAGGACGACATCTAAAACCCAGCTTTACTTTGAACCCACGGAAGCGTCTGTCTCCCTGGAAGATTGGGTGCGCGACAGACGAACTTGATGATAAAGTGATTGATTTCCTTTCCACCAGAAGGGTTGGGAATGAGAGCCCCATTCTGGTTATATAACTTCACGGTCAATCTGTCCAAATTTTCTATAGGATGAATAAATTGTGTAATTTGATCGTAGTTGTCTTTGAAAATAATTAATTGGTCAGATGCCGAACCCTGATCATTGTCACTAATAATTGACGCAAAAGCACCACGAGCAATGGACTGGACCGGTGAAGTGGCCGGGGTTGTCGGCGGGTCTTTGGTGAGTCGGTCGTTGAAGTTGGATTCCAGTTCGCGGATTCGCATATAGAGATGTTCCACGGACCCACGGGTGTGAACGTGGAGACCCAACAAGCGTGCTTGAACCACCTGTTTCAAAGGTGAATTGAAGTACACAGTAAAGTTATTGGAACTTGTTTGATCCAGGGTGTCAAAGGATATCGTGTGATATTCGTAGTTGAAATCCGGGAGACCTGTTGTCGTGTAAGATGACCTAGCCATTATTACTTAGCCAAGAGAATAGCGAGCACCAAAAGAACGACCGCGATTGGGATCAGGATCTGAGCATACTTGGTGGGAACTCCCATGAACTCTCGGCGGGGCAGCAGGGCACCGACGGGTTCTGTGGATACCTCTGGATTCAACTTGTTTCGAGTGCTGGACCTATAGTAGTTAATTAACTTGCGCGCAAATGTATTCTCGGACCCTGGCGTCATCGGTGGTGCGATCTTGGGTTCCAGACGCTTGTCGTCCTCGTCCTGCTGTTTGGTGGCAAAACGTTTGTCCTTGGTGGCTTGGACATTCAATTTGAGTACGAACTCTTCGGTGGATGCACCCGAGTTTGTGAATGGATACAACTTGAATGAATTGTCACTCGTGTCATAGTAGTAGATGGATACCCTGATCGCTTCCATGACTGGTACGGTCTTTTGAACACTGATGCTGTCATTCATGGAACTCATCACGTAGTTGGTGGGACTCGCGCCGGCCAGTGCAGGCACCACGAGTGAACCGGTGTAAGCAAAATCAAAACGATTGTTGACGGCATTCACAAGAGTGACCTGACCCGACACGGTACCCGAATTTGCCACGTCAAGAGTTATCGTTGTTCCACTTATTCCAGTCACCTTTGCATTGGTTCCTATACCAGTTCCGGTGACGTCCATACCAAGTTCAATTCCATTAGATGAATTTACCACTATAGTGAATTCCGCAATAGTCCCAGTTGCTCCAGTCCTTACAGTATCATTATAAGCATAAGGATTGTCCACCGTATAGATCCTATCAGTCAAAATCCCATAGTTTGGCACCTCCAAAACCACATAATAGGCATGAACGTTGCCATTCACCACCGATGACGTTCCGTTGATATAGGGAACCGATGCAGAGACAAAACTCATGGATTGGATTCCATAAAGGGGTGTGCTGAGATAACTGGTGAAGTTGTTAGCATCGGTTGTGGCTCTGTCCTTCCTGGTTGAACTGTCGATAACGATGTCGTAACTTGACATACTCTATTATTAGATTGCTTTTTTTCAATGAAGAAATCACGGAGGTCCAGATCATCCAACTCTTCACTGAATACATCGTCCAGTTCCGAGTACTCAACCTGAGGTTTTAAAATCTGAACGCTCTCCTCGTGTTCCAGTGGGACCAATGATTTTTCAGTATCGGATTCGGTCTCACTGGAAATTGTGGCATATTCGTCTGGATCATACTCATAACCTTCCATTGGTTTCTACCAGACAATTCACTAATATTTATTTTCAATTAAACGCGGTTCGTGACTTGTTGTGTTACTGATATCAGGAAACCTCATCCCATGATTTGGTTTCTTCATTCCACGTGTATGATTTTGTACCACTTGGTCTAGGTGTAGGTGGATTCCATGTAAATCTTTCCGTGTCGAGTGTCCAAGATTCGTATGGTTTTGGTGGAGAAAATGTACTATATTCTGTGTGATATATGTAACCCAAACCAATAAATTTATTTGAATTATTTTTAAACCATTTACCTCCGTATGTTCTTCCACACCATTTTTCATTATCACATTCTACTACGCCGATAACACAATTTGTATCTTCGTCAAGTTGGTAGCACTGGGGCATCTTAATATGTATGTTATAAAATATTTAATTATGTACTCTAATGATTACTATACCAGAGCCACCATTACCACCATGACCGTATCCGGTAGTGCCATCCCACGTCCCGCCGGCACCACCTCCACCTGTATTTGCGTCTCCATCGATGCTTCTGTCACCAGAAATCCAATCCGCACCTTTACCTGTACCACCACCACCTTTACCCCCAGCGACATCGGTGTCATTATCATTACCATTGCCACCCCCTCCACCACCCGCAAACCACGCTTCATCTGAAATTATTTCCCCGTAACTTGTACCAAAAATTGTAGCGAAATTGTACGTAGTAGAACCTATGGTTACCTCGTATAGACCATCTCCGCCAACGCCACCAACATCAGTTGCAGCGCTATCACCGTTCGAACCAGATGTACCCGCTCCGCCCCCACCACCACCACCACCTGCACCACCTACACCGCCACCGTTACCACCGCTGTTACCATACCCATAAGTACCAGAGTCTCCAGATTGTGATGATTGTGTACCGGCACCACCCGAAGTATCACGTTCTCCATCACCTCCTCCACCTGAACCACCAGAGTTTGATGTCCCCGTCAATTCCCCATTATTACCGTAACCGCCACCCTTGGCTGTTAATGCAAAAGCCGTGGTATCGCCTCCCGTTGTGGCGGTAATTGATGCGTCCGTCGACCCGGTTCCGCCCGTACCTATACTAATAATATAATTTCCAGGATCAATATCTATATCTGGTTTAAAAATTAGACCACCTGCACCACCTGCACCGCCATTATCCGTACCTCCTCCTCCTCCACCGGCTACCATTAGAACATCTATTCTACCAGGCGGTCCATCTAATATAAAATTTCCACCACCTGTAAATACATGTATTTTATAATTATTGTGTATAAATACATCATTTCCTCCAGATGTTGTTATTAGTGGTATTGGAATCCATTGTGAACTATTATTATAATATTCCATTTTATTTATTGTACTGTTAAACCTCAACATACCCGCATACGCCGTAGTCGGCTGTTGAGCTGTTGTACCAACTGGAACGATCATCGCTCCCGTGGAGTTTACGTCGAGTAGTGCTCTTGGATCCGTCGTCCCGATACCGACATTTCCCGTGATGCTGACATTTCCATTTTGTACAGACATGTTTTCGACTGCATTTCCTTCTGGTGTGTTGGTGAACAATCTAAAGGTTGACGTGCTGTCAGCGCCATCGCTCATCAGCACCATGTCCGTGAAGCAATTCCCTTCATCGTCCTTGAAAGACCTGAGGGCAAATTGATTCTTGTTGGTATCATTGTATGTGTAGGATGTTGGTGCCGCTTCCCCTATAGGATCGAAGTAACTCTTATAGGGGAATTGGGGGTTAGCCAGACCAATTCCGCCAGGCATGATTACTATTAGCGTCTAGAATTTACGGCGCTCTTTATCATCATCTCAAGTTCGGTCTCGGGTTCCCAGTCAGCCCACTCGCGGACCGCCTGGTTTACCTCCAGATAGCGTTCATCGTCCCCGTCATACTCGCGGAACTCGTCGTCGAACCCCATATCGCACTCCTGCACGACCATATCATCATCGGTCTCCCACCCGTCAGAATCCTCGTCGTCTTCATCTGGTAGTATGGATCCGTAGACCCTTCCTGTCAACTTCATGGCGCTCCACTTCATTCCATATTCCATGTCGAGGGCAGTGACGATGCTCCTGCCGGTGGCTTTACAATATTCGGCTGCCACCACGACGGCATTCTCCAGAACGGGCTGGATTGCGTTCGTGTAGGCGGCTATGATCTGTTCCTCGCGACTCATTATTATTTTTTAAAATGTCCCTTTTCTTTAAGAGAGGAACATGCAGAAGCCTCCAGTTGGATTCCGTGGAGACACAGGTATTGGTGCTCTAACCGGCTTGAGTGGCGTGGGACAGCAGGATGAGTTTCTTTATGAAAAAGTTTCCAAAGAATATAGATATCCTGAATACACACAAACTACACCGTATTATCGTTTCTATAGACCCACCGAAACCACGTTTCTGGGTGAAGAGATCAGACACACGTTCAAACCAAAGGAAATGGGAGATTTGCTTACCGGATTGATGTTAAACTTTAAAATGCCATCCTCGACGGGAACACCCACGTGCCTGAGAAACGTGGGTCTATCGATGATTCGAAGGGTTGATCTTTTGGTGGACGGTCTCGTCATTCAATCCATGCGAGGAGAATGGATGTCCATATACGAGTCCATGTATTCGACGGCACAAGAACGCCAAGATGTTCTCAATACGATGTTTAATTTGGGAACTCAATTTGACTTGCAGCCCACGCTTAAAACCGGCGATACCAGTCAGCGTCTGTTTTACCCACTGCCATTTTTCTTCAATCGACACTACGTGGATTCCAAGATTGGTACCAATTCCTTCCGCGCCCCACTCCCGCTATGTTCCATGCACAATTCGGAGTTGACCATCGTGATACAATTCAGGTCTCTGTCCGAAATCTTCAGCGACATCGGCGGCTTTGCGGCTGGAGCGGATCTCACCGAATTCAAATTCGTCACTCAAGAAATTACGTTAACGGATCAAGAACGATTTATGTTTAGATCCACACCGCAGCGTTATCCCATCGAAAAAATCAACACCGAGGAGATCGAACTGCCAGCCTCATTGGGCGCTAAATACAGATACTATTTCAACAGCGCCTACTCGTGCCGAGCAATATTCTGGTCATTCAAAAACAAAGTCACCGGATACAATCCACAATTCTACAATCCCATCATTTCGGCAAGAATCACGACGCTCAACAAAACTGATAGAAATGAAGTAAGAAAACCATTATTTCTTCAAGAATATCAAGCTTATGTGCATAATTTCCATAACAACGGAACATTTTACGCATACTCGTTCGCCGAACAGCCTCTTAATGTGGTGCTAGGTGACTACGAGTTCAGAGCCCCTAGACCTCAGAGCGCCTACATCGACATGTTCTTCACCACCGTGGCGGACAATTATGTTCTCTGGTCGAGTCAATTTGCAGCTTCAACCCAAGATTACACGATTGCCAATAGACGCATCCTACTGAACACGAGCGTAGGCCTGGGAGGCGCAAATATTCTAAAGACTCTGAGAATGAATCCATATGGCTACCTCAGAACCAACACGGCCAGAGTGGGTATTCCCGGAATTTCTTATTCAGAGACGACGAACACCGGTAATCCACCAATCGTACCCTACAAAATGCGTTTCGAACCTTGGAATGGAGATAAAATTACAATAGGAGGAACGGATTATTTCAGATCTCCAACGGCACATTACGTGGATAGTTCTGGTAATTTTCAGGATGGTTCTTTCACTTATTCTGGCGGTACAATAACGGTAAATGTCCCATTTTGGAGTGATTCATCAAACACAACTGCCGTTGTCATCGTTCAAGATGGTGGAGATTCTGCTCCATTATGGGGTACTTGTACTGCGAATCTTTATGCTACTTCGGTAGGTGACCCAGTAACTGTTTCAACAATAGCAGGATCTTTCACCTTGACCGTAAATCACCCAACAGATGCAGGAACTAGTGTATCATCTACCACTGCTACAACTGGTTACATAAAGATCACATCGGATTCGAGAACTAATATCAACAGCTACGTACCTCTCATTGACTTGTTTCTTCTAACCATATACTACCTATCCACGAGCATATTCGTTGCTGAAAATGGAAGGGGCATTGTGGAAGACTACTCTGAAAATGGGGTCGTGGAAGGCAAATTCAATAGACTCGACACCGATGGCTCCGGCTTCATAGAGGCTATTGAAAGTGATGTCACGATGTACGACAGGGATGGCGACGGCAAGGTGAGCTTTGCCGAATTCAAAGAAATCGAGGAAGTGTAATTTCCGACCCAGTAAATACCATTTTGGATACACCATTTTCGATGTATAACAAATTCACCGAAAGTGCGTAAAGTCTGAACCTGATCCTGTCCCCGCTAGAAATTTTGGCATCTATGTTGAATAGTGGATTTAGAATCGCGGAAAAGTTGATTGCCCCGTTGGGCATCTCGCGATTCATCGGATCCAAACAAAATGCCATCGGGTAGATGTACCCCCTATAATAGTTTGTTCCGTCATTTATATTCTGGGGAGCACCAGGGAAGTGAGCATAAAACTGAAATCCTCTGTACATTTCAAACGTTCCGATGTCTTTGGGGATTAGTACCTCGTTGTCCAAGATGATCTCCATCGAGTTCAGATAGTCGCCAGAGTCGACCTGCGCAGTGCCACCCCTCCCATAATCAAATGGTTGCGTGGTTTCCGTGGTCGTGTTCTTGAACAATCCAAACACCGCCTTGACGGGATTCACAAATTCGGGAGTCACGGTGAATACGTTGGAGGTGGTGTAGGTATTTTCCACTACCTGAAACTGCTCCGTGGGAAACACCAGAGGTACCCTAGTCAGGGCGTCTGTGATTTCCTTTGGTGCGTAACCATACTCCACCCGAATTCTCACCTGTGAGTCCCTTATCCCAGAATCTGTTCCACCCCACCGCGATGCATTCCTCAGTCCCACTTCCACTTCCACTTCCTGATATCTGAGTGCCGCAAGTGGAATCGCAAGATCCGGCTTCCCGTTGAACCAAAATTGAAGAGGAATATGAAGACGGTAGCTTCGTGGATACTGTGCAGTGTCCGTGAATATGTGATTGGGTCCCCCACCAAGCATCCGATAGAGCTGAACCACCGAGAAGGACTCCTTTTCCTCGGTGCTCAAGTTCAGACGCATGTTCAACGTTTCGCCCGTCTCCTGCTGAATCGTGGTTCCGCCGATGATCAGTGACACGTAGTCTAACATCGCGTGCGCCTGATTAATCCTCGTAGATGCACTGCTCGTGTAATCTATGAGAAGATACATGCGCGTAATAAAGTCTCCGTGACGAGGAATCAAAAACCTCGCATTTCCACCATAGTCGACTGTCTGGGGATCTGTATCAAACGACTGGGTGAGAAAGTTTGACTTTTTGGTGAATACGGCTTTGAATGGAGTCTGCTCCATAGTCTATTATCAAACAACCTTTAATTTTTCTCTACTATGGCGAGTATCTTCTCTCTGACCGCCTTGTAGCTCATGACCTTGCGGACCTCCTCCTGAACCCACTCGTCCGTGGTTTCTAGTTCGCCTTGATAGACCTTCTCCATGGCTTCCACTGTCAGCTCTACACTTGGAGTCACCCACCACGCCCCCTGCATGTGGTTCCATCGAGGCTGGGCGGGAGGCACGCTCACCCCGTGCCAGCAGTAGTCGTGCATCGCCCCGAAGCGGGTCGTCACCACAGGCAGACCATAGTACTGAGCCTCCATCTGCGGGATACCAAACCCTTCCGAACAGGATCCACATAGATACATGTCGGCACACTTGTACATCTTCTGCAAGGTCGTCTCGTCCAACGTCGTCTCGGTGATCTTGATGGCCGTGTCCGGTATGCCCAGCGTCTGAACCATTGCCGGAACATCATAGACCTTGGCGTGATTCAACGTCGGCACGTGAAGCCATAGAAGGGACTCCGGGTGGGTCTCGTGAAATTTCTTGAAGGAGAGCAGGGTCGTGTCAAGTGACTTGCGCCCGCTGTTCTCATAGTTTCCGGCTATGGTGAATATCACATACTTGTCATCCACACCAAAGTCCTTGCGAACCTTTGCCTTGGTGTCCGTGGGCGGAAGTGGCGTCTGGAATCCCACGATGTGAGGCACCACGTGACTTTCCCTTCCCATCTGCCTTAGGACCCTCTCGCGGGTCGAGGGACACAGTGAGAGAATGTGCTTGATCTTGCCAAGTGCCTTGACCGTCGGCGCGTCAATCGGGTCATAGTGAAGAGGAAACCAGAGGTAGGAAGGACAAGCGATCTGCTCGATGGTCGATGACTCCAACAGGAAGATGTCCTGAAGAAAGAATATGGCTCCGGCGTTGGTTCGCTTGATGAAATCATTGATGTCCGAAATCTTGATGACGCACGGAAACTTCTCGTAGGGACCCAAAATGAAACTCACCTGGGGGCGATCCAAAAGTGCCTGGGTCCATGGATCCTTGGTCTCTCCGGGGAGCACGTTGGCATTCACCAAGTCCCTGAAGTGCAACACGCCGGTGTGCTTGATGCCACAGAGACTCCATATGACCATCGTGACTGTGTGACCTCTCTCCACGAACATGGTGATGAGGTGTCTCAACTGACTCGGGTAGCCACCCTTGGCGCCGTGGAATGGCGTGCCATTACTCGAAAGCAGGATGTGCATTTATGGTAATCACGTCCGTGCCGTTTAATTGAAAACCAATAATATCAGGTTCATCGTCCCACATGGCCTCGTAGTGTGCCGGGACCCCGAAGTGTGAACGAACCATGTCCTCGTAGTAGTATTCAAGTTCTTCATTGTCAAAGATGTCACCCGAAACGTTTCCCAAAATGGTGTCGCGGGCACAGAGGTAGTCCAGAAAGGCATCGAAGGTGTGTCCCTTTGACCACATGAACTCGATGTAGCGTTGATGTCTCCACGACTGATCAAAGAGTTTTAGCAGAAATTTGCCTATACCCGGGGTGATGTTGATGCTCTTCAGTCTGATCATCTTGCCCGTGATCTCCCTCTGGTGAATGTTGTTCAGTTTCAACTTGTAACAGGAGCGGCACACGTTCTTCCTCGAACTCGATCTGCCCTTGTGATAAACCCTGGACATCCTCTCCAAGGGAATCCTGTCCTCGAACTGAAAATACTCAAAGGCATAGTTGATGAAATCATATCGACTGGTCCATTGTAGTGGGACATTGCACCAGTGACATTTTGTGGTCGGATAGATCATCCTTTACTTGACTAGTTTGGTGTGGTTTGTTTAAATAGTGTCATTACAACCGATACAAGCACGCCGCTCTTATTCTATTATGTTCACCCCTATAGTTTCTTACGTTGGAAATAGTTGTGAGATGTCTTAAATTTAAATACATACCAGGACTCGGTACATAAAATACCCACGAGGACTGTGTATAATTGTCATAATTGCCCCCAGTTGCACTAGGACTTCTACTGCTTTCTATTGGCATATATGTGGTTCCATCTGCATATTTGAGATCGCCGGTATAATAACCTTGATGTGATCCAGCATAAACACTGTGTACGGTAACGTCGACCATATACACACCTTTCACCGGAAAAGTGCACGCTCGTGACGTATTATACATGCTACCCATCGTAGAATCTTCTGCCTGTAACGAATTAAAATACACGGTGTAATCAGTGGTATAACCAGATTCGGTCACGTTTCTTGCGTAAAACCAAGGCAAGCCCATCGAACCATCGGGTTTAATACCGATCCCCTTGAACTGCCCCGTGTTGTTCTCGTTGTCCACGAAGCCCAAACGGAGCGTCGAGGTCCTGTCGTCCAGATTGATGAACGCCCGGTTGTTCGGATTCTTGAACTCGACCGTCGCGCCGTGGTCCGCGTTGGGATTCTCGAGGGTCAACGTCGGGGTGTATTGAAAGGATTTCGGAACCACGTCGTAGATCGGGACCTTGGTGAAGAGCTTTGATACGTATCCAGGCGATCCGACTTGACCAAGGCCTCTAATCCGGCTCCCGACGCCCCACATAGTCCCCTCGCTGTCCACGGCGTAGAATGTGTTGAGGTTTCCTCCAAAGACATTGACGATGGTCTTCGAATAGAACTCCGCGGGCAGTGTGACCTTTGTAAACTCCTGGCTGTCACTTGTGGAAAGTTGTCCATTCACTTCGGCAGCTCCGGTAATCCACACATTCCCCGTGCTGTCCACGGCAATTGAAGCTTCGTCGCATGTCGAGACGCGAGTCACTGTGACATTCTGTATATCGCCCGTGCACTGTGTAAATGAAAGTACGTCCGCAGTGTCGTTGAGACCCGTTTTGTAAGCGTATCCATTACCCGTTCCATAGATGTTTCCTTCAGCGGTGATCATCATTGAGTGTTGACCGGTTGATCCCTGACCATTAGAGACCTGTACCGGCGTCTCACTGCCGTAGTTTGCTGTGTCGCAGGGAGTATAATATTGTATCAATAAAGTCGAAGAATCAACTCCACCTCCACCTTGGCTGTTGTATCCCGCGAAACACAGAACATCATCATGACGAATCGCAAAGATACCTGCATATGACGCCCAAATACTCTTTGCCTTTTGGTTGTACATGGCTCCATAATCCGGGCCACTGCCCCTGCTCCCATCAGCTAATACGAAACTGGTGTAAGTTATCGTTCCGCCCTCCCCGGTCCCCGCACGATAACTGTTCGCTTTTCCACATGCTTCTAAATACCCAGAAACATTGATTCTAACTGTATGTTCATCACCACAGGTAATGGCTAGAGTACCAGTACTTGTTGACGCAGTAAATCCGTTTCTATTCGTAGTGTCGCCAACACCAAGCTGACCGCCAACATTATACCCCGTCGCCCAGAGTTGTCCATCCGCGTCGAGCGCTTGGGTATAACCACTTCCTTGCGCGTACGCCACGATCGGATAGGCTGACCTGGGCGTTGACTCTATCCATTCGTATATGCTGTCGTAGGTGCCGTTTCCAGACTGACCGGTGGTACTGTCACCCGCGAAATAAACCTTACCCTCAGTCGTGATGAAAGAAGTCCCGGAGCTAACCCAGTGACTTGAACCATACCCGTAGTTGGCGGTTCCTGGCAATCCGCTATTGAGAACGGGCGTATTGAACCCTACATTCGACGTGGATCCTCCCGCCACCATGGTGCCTCCCGCCTGGTTGATGGTGACGCCGCGGGTCATCGTGTTGGATTGGGCGCGCTCCTGGAATGGGTAAAGCTCGGTACCATCCCCGCCAGACAGCTTGGGGTCGTAGGACGCATCCACGAACCCGATGTTCAGTTTGCCGGACGTCCCATCCTCCATCTGGATCCGCGAACTGACTGCGTCCGAATTCTTGAACTCGATCGAAGGTCCCTTGCCGGTCTCAGTGTTCTCCAAGAGGAGCGAGCGGGTGTAGCCATAGTCCGGCGGCGGATTCGCGTTGACGTCCAGGAGTTTGGTGTAGACGTGGCGATTCACGGTGTCGCCGGTTCCGAGTTGACCGAATTCATTAAAGCCCGTGACCCAATACTCGTTGTCAGATGTTCTTACAATTGGCGATCCATAACCACTTAAAGCAAAGTCCGTAATGCTTTTGTTGGCAATGGGTCCCGCGTCGGCACGAGTGAAGGTATTGACGGTAGTGTCAGGTGGTGGTTGACCACTAGATCCCTGAAAATTATACCCACAAGACCATATCCTTCCGTTTGTGTCCAGTGCAAAGCTTCGTAATGCTGTAGCAACAATCTTTTTGGTCGTGACACCCTCTGCCACATTGACGTTCGAGGTGACCCGTTCAAATATGTTTCGGTCGGTGCTATCACCCAGACCAAGCTGACCGTTGTTGTTATATCCGGTCACCCACACATTCCCCGTGGAATCCCGTGCAATTGAATGACTTTCTCCGACGGAAATTTGCGTGATGCTTACTGTGCTTATAGATTGATCTGATGTAGTTCCGTCCGGACACAGCGTCCATCCCGCGGTGGTCCCTGTGTCTGTCCCCTGACCTGTTCTTCCGTTTAAGTTGGCCCCCGTAGACCAAATCCGCCCGTCGTTTTCAAGCGCCAAGGAATGTTGCCATCCCGCGTCAATACTATCGAATACATGAGGTCCGCCGTCGGGCATGGATGGCACGAACGTGTAGATGTTGGACGTCACATCGGAAAGATTACCCGCACGATATTGGTTTGCATTAGCCCCACAACCCCATATCTGACCCGTGGAGTCGAGTGCCAAGGCCATGGCTGTCCCACACGACACTTCTGTGATGGACACTCCGCTGTAAATGTTTATTGTGACGAGTGTAGGGATGTAGCGCGCATTGCTATCGTCTTGACCAAGTTGACCCTCTGTATTCTGCCCACACGTCCACACATTCCCCGTGTCATCCAATAATATAGTTTGTTCCCAATCGCTATCACCACTATACCCACTCGTCGAACTCGCTACGATGTTTGCCACGCCTTCCAAGGCACTCACCAGGGTATACTTGTTGCGGTTTGTTTGGTCTCCCAGACCAAGACCTCCCTGTGCATTGTTTCCCACCGCCCATACCCTACCGTCCTCATCCGGTAACATCCCACCCTTCGCTGTATTGTGAGCAGAACCCACGTGATTCAACGAGGCGTTGGCGTTCCTGCTGAAAACGAAATTCGGGAAGACGTTCGAGTTGGTGATGGACGCCGTGGATCCTCCCTGGATGTGAACCCTCGTGTTCGAGAACGGCACCGTGCCGATCCCCACGTTGGACGTCAGAATCTGGACGTTGGAAGCGGTCGAGATGGTCAGAGGTGACCCACCGACGATATCAGAAGTCGTGATGGTTCCGGTGACCGAGAGATCATTCGCAATGCTGACATCTCCTGAAATCGCGAGTGACGCGTCGCCTGTGATGTCACCGGTGGTGAGGGTTCCCGTGACCGATGTGTCCCCGGAAACCGTAAGATTGTCGGTGATGGACACGTTCCCGGTCGAGATGTTGCTGGTGACCGCCAGATTCCCGGTCTGGATGTTGCTCGAAATGGTCAAGTTGTTCCCGATGCTCACATTCCCACCGCGCTCGATCGTGAAGACGTCTCTGTCTCCTGCGGTGGTGGCATCGAATACGGGCTGGCTGATGAAGAAGACATTCCCCGTCACATTGTCAATCCCCATGTCGATGTGAGAGGTCGACGTAGTGGTGGCGGAAGGGGTCACGCGAAGCCGAAGCTGCCGAGAGTCCGTGAGTGTTGCCTTAGCTGTGTAGTCACTGTACACTTCAAATGGAACGTCCTGTGTTGCGTTCCCAAGTTCCACGTCGCTGACAAAAACCTGACCCTCAACCTCGAGGGGGTGGTTCGGGTCAGTGGCGCCAATACCGTTGTACGACATTTAGTATCTAATCAGATTTTATTAACCGCATTTAGTTTGCACGTTCGGTCATATAATTAAACTTTACAAACTATATTTATTAATATGAGCAAAAGTCCATTTTTTCAGATAAGCTCGACAGAGACCAAAGGTATTTACGATAAAATTGTAAATGCGTTTGATGTTTCACGTTTAGAACAAGAACTAGTTATAAAATATGAAAAATTTCCAGAAAAACTTCCACCCCTGGATGATGTCCTTGAGAAAATTTTTGAAGAATACTATGACAATCTCGGAAATGAAGGTTACAGGTACAACACAGAAGGAACCAAAGTATTTGAAAAATATTTAGTCGTGTGTCCGAAATGGGAAGAAAGACCTTGGACAAAGGGACTTGGAGACACTTCTTTCAATAAGATTAATACAATAAACATTCACATATACTTAAATACTACCGACTTATATATGGATTATTTTTGTCCTTTCAATGATGATACCGTGACGGTTCCTTTTTCACAGGGGACTGTTGTCGTTTATCCTGATTTTTGGGGTTCTATTTTCAAGCACTGCAGCACTTATGAAAATCCGATTGTCTACCTTAGATGTGTTGTTGGAATACCTCGATGATCTGTAAAATTCTACAATCTGTCAGATCTTCACCAAACCCGTGCGTCCTCCCTGGCGCATGGAAGTAATTATAATCCAAAATAACAGCTCGGTTGAATTTATATTTTATAGTTTTGTATTCATTGAATTTTGTAAGATTAAATGCATCTTTTTTGAATACTTTCGCAACAAAATTATCCGAAGGTATTCTGCCGAATGTTTCGTGTTCATAAAATCCAACGCTGTCATCATAGCCTTTAAGATCATCGGGGGTAAGATAGATGAGAACGTGGTATCCTTTTCCTTTGTGATCTGGATTAAAATCACTGTGAATAAATCCTATGGAATGATCCTTTTCTCGGGCGTACCTGTATCTGGCTTGCGTAAATTTCAAATCTGGTCCAAGGATGTTTTGAATTTTGTTTTTGCATTCATCATTTATTATATTTCTTTCAATTGAATCATTACCAGCATAGTTTGACGAAGTAAACTTTTGGTACTTCTGTTTCATAGCATGTTCTCTTATTTGTTCGGGGTGTTCATAAAAGTTGTCTATAATTTTTACGAATGGTTCCATCTAATTTTACGCTGAATTATTTTCGAACGTCGCCAAGCGCGCCTCGAGACTTTCTATCCTTCTTAGCATCTGCTGCATCGCAGAAACCATCACGGGATCTATGAACTCGCGGTTCAATACTTTAACATTGTGTATTTGTTTAGAACGAATATGTATTTGTGTGTCATCGGCTAAATCTTTAATATCCATATCATCAGCAACCATACATCCAGCGTCTTCGAATGTGTAAACATTTTCGGACACTGACTTTACATGAACCGAACATATTTTAAGACCATTTAGATCTGGGGTAAGTTTTAAACAATCACCAACTTCAAACACTTCGTCTGTAATCAGTGCGCTAACCGTTCCATCTGGAAGCCATGTGGCGTCGTATGATTTTTTAATGTATTGATCTGAACTGCTATTAGTTTCGATTGCCTCTGGAACAATTTCTTCAACCTCGTCCGCAACAAAACCCCAGCGTTTCACGTCCTTGATTTCTTTCGTGACAAATGTTTTTGGTTTTAGATTTCTTATGATTTCAAGAGAATTTTCGTCGTCGATGTCCGTTATGTTGTCTTTGAGTCGCTTATCCGAATAAATTCCAAATGATTGCGCTTGGAATTGACCTGCACCAGTCAACAGTGCTCTTCGAGCTCCATTTGTAAGAAGGTTGATATAACCTGTGCCTGTGTTGAAAATAGCAATACTGGTGGGTTCGGCAGCCGAGAACCCCGACCCGTCGGCGCCAATTAAACATGCCGACTGATCTCCTATAATTCGTATATAAGCTGGGTTTTGAGGATAACGAAAGTATGCTATCTGATTGCTGTATACGCCATATACATCGAATGGCACATCAGGAACAGTCGTCCCGATGCCGACCCTGCCGCCACCAGGTTGTAGTTCCAAGGCGTAAGCCACCCCACCAGAGTTTTTATTGAAGGTCTGTATGCACCCATTCCCCCGGGATGATGATACACCAAAAGACATGCCATAATAAGCACTAGAGCCATTGTCGTGTAAGATATTCATATAACTTTGTCCCGAAGACCATGTATTGGTGGTGCGTCTAGAAACAATCTCCAGTGGCGACGAAGGACTTTGCGTCCCAACGCCGACATTGCCATTAGAAAGAATTGTGATTCTGGGAGTAGAGGCAGAACTCCCGCCTGGCACCCACAATTGCGTAATATCTTGACTCCCGTTCCAACTTGCGGACAGCACTTTGTTGTTCGTCCAAGATGATTGACTATCTGTGGTCGCATTGATAGAATTACCATATTGAAAAGTAATCCCACCTCTTACATGTAAATCGTCGATAGGATTTGTTGTATTGATCCCGACCCTGCCCGTTGCGGTGTCCACAAACAGGTTCGAGGTTCCGACTTCAAGGTTTGAACTGACCAATAGATTGTCGCCGGTGTTCGCCACCAGATTCGAGGTCGTGATGGTCCCTGTAATTTTGAGGTTGGACTCGGAGCCCGTAGGAGGTTCAATGGCCCCCGCGGTAAGGGTGAACCCCGAGGCCATCACCAGGTCCGAGCTGATGGTGACGGGTGAGGCGCCGACGATATTGGATGCGGTCAAAGTTCCAGTGATCCAAGAGTCGCCCACGACATGCAGGGGTTTCTCTGGGTCCGTGGTCCCGATGCCGACGTTGCCCGTGGTGGAGATGACAAAAGTGTTCTGGTCTCCGACGTTGGAGGTGTTCTGGGGCGCTGTGATGAAGAAGTAGTTGGATCCGTCCGCCCCCTTGACGCCCATGTCCGTCACGTAAGAGTTGGACACGTTGGATTCCCCATCTGGCTGAACCCTGAACCGAAGCTGCCGTGAAGAATCCACGGAACCCGGCGATGCGTAGTAGTTGCTGAAAATCTGAACCGGTACCTTGGTGGAGAGCGTTCCCCCATCAACGTCCTGGAATAGGCTATCGCCCACCACCTCAACCCTGTGCGTTATGGACGATCCGATGCCGTCATAGGTTGGCATGGTTTTCTACTAATTGCTTAGGAAGAAATTTAACCACAGTGGTACGTACATCCAACAAATGCGGCGATGTACCCTCCTTCCAATTGTCGTGTTTCATAGGCTGGTTCAGTGGCACCATCCGGATCATCCACCCACTGTATTTGATTGTATTGATCTAATATATTGTTTCCTTCTGCGTCCTTCAATATAATCTGAACGGGTTGCTGTGGTGGATTAAAGTCACAGTCCATCGTAATCTTGGCGACCGTGTAGTTGTGAAGAAGGTCATCGTCCTGTCGTTGACCATACCCCGCCACGTTAGACGTCGTGATGTAGTCACCCGATTCCAGGTTGCCGTTTGTGTTCACTATCCAAATGGCACCTTCGCCCACCGAGTTAATATAGATGCGCGTATCACCGGACTCTTTTTCAAACATAGAAACAAAATTACCATAACCGTCTGTTCTCTTATCGGGATCTTCTGCGTAGGAAATCACTCCGAAACATTTTTTATCATACGCGACATTCGTCAAGGAAACCAATGGCAAAGATTCATTAATTGTGATGGCTTCCAAACCCTTTGCAATACCTCCACTCATTCTTACGTAATTATTGGTATTTGCCGAAACTATCAATCCCACATAATTTGGCGTTTCTTCATACGGGATACTCGTCACAAAGGTTCTGTGTTGTCCGGTGAAATTCATCTGAACTTCCGCACCAACACCATCTTGAATGTAACCTGCTGAATTTGCGCTTCCATTTCTTATGACGGTGAAGTATAAATCATTATCATTATAAGCCAAGGCTCCATTTTGTGTGCCGATCCACCATCCATAATTTGCCGAAGAATTGCCCCCGTACGTGGAGGTTATGAACAAATTTTTACGTCCATTCCCAACCGCTCCTGCATCCAATCCACCGGTTCCTATCATCAGTGCGCCGGCCATCTCGATTGTGGAAGAGGCGCGAATTGTCATGCGTTCAACAGGAACGCCTTCTGCATCACCTGTATCAGATGTCCAAAACCCAAGTCTTCCTTTCCCTTCTGGATCGGCATCCCCTCCATCATGTCCCCATGAAATTCTAGCAACTTCGCCGCCGCCAAGGTTACTATCTCTAAGGTACATACCGATGGTTCCTCTCGTATTCGATTGTATGTCACCGGTTCCATCGCCTCTTTGTAATCGGAGGACTTCGGCAGAAGTGGTTATATCCGCGGTATTAACTATATGTAAATTTGTACCAGGACTCGCCGTCCCGATGCCGACGTTAGAATTTAAAATTTGAACATTGGAACCGCCCGTAGAAATGGTCAACGGTGAACCACCTATGATGTTGGACGCTGTGATGGTCCCGGTGATGGACGCGTCGGTTCCGCGGAAGGTCTGGTCGGTCTTGATGTCCCCGGTCGCCGTGATGGATCCCGCCACCGAAAGGTCCGGTATGGCCCCGCGCAGGTTCTGCAGGGTTCCGTCCAGTCGCATGCCCGTCCCTTGGTACGTTCCATCGATGAGGACGTCGTAGTCCACGTTGATGTTTCCGGTGATGTCCAGATTGGATGTATGAATCCACTCGTCGCTCGTCAAGGTTCCCGACACGGTTAGGTCACCCGGCACTGTCACATTGGGGTTCGTCGGAACCGCCGAAAGCAGAGAACCGACCCGAATCTTGCCTCCCTGAAACTTTCCCGAGATGTCCACATCCGTGGTCGCAGTCACCGAACCGATCACGTGCAGGTTGGCCGAGGGGGTGTATGTACCTATTCCGATGGAGGTATTGGAGTTCGTGGTGATAATACTGCTATTGGGAACCCAGTTTGCGCCGTTCCACGTGAGGATTTCGTTATTGATGGATCCGGCAGGAAGGTTACCGGCTGGGAAGGAATAAACCCATTCACCGCTTTCATTGTAGATGAGCGTGTCGCCGGTGGTCGGCGTGTCATTCCCTGGAACCCCAAAGTGCTTGGTACTGGAATTGTTGACCAATAGGCGGTAGTGACCTGGGTCGGTGGTTCCAATGCCCACATTGGAGGTAGACGAAATGACAAAGGTGTTCTGGTCGCCGACGTTGGACGTGTTCTGAGGCGCCGTGATGAAGAAGTAGTCCTTGTCTGCCTCCCCGCGGATCCCAAAGTCCGTCACGTAGCTGTTGGAGACATCCGTCTCGCCGTAGTTCTGAACCCTCAAACGGAGCATGCGGGAATTGATGGCCTCTGGACCTGAAGTTTCAAAGTCACTGAAAATCTCTAGAGGAACTTGAGTGCTCAAAGAGCCACCCTCAATGTCCTGTAGAAATAGGTCACCCTCAATCTCGAGCTTGTGGGTGATGGTATCGCCGATGCCGTCATACGTTGGCATGGTTTTCTACTAATTGGTTAGGAAAGATTTATTCACGCTGGTGGCGTGGGCCATACAGTGTTTTCATTATTAGGAAGATCCCTAAGTGCCTGTCTGTAGTCAAGCCACATCTGGCGAATTTCTGGTGTTTTGTGAGGCCAATCTGGAATAGCATACTTATCGGTTTGAGATAATAGTATATCTCTTTTTCTTCTTAGGTCTGTCAGTGGCTTAGTTTTAGTAATATATTCAGAGTACATGCTTTCTATATCTTCGAGTGGTATAGGGACAAGACTGTACATTTTATGTGCAATTTTATAATTTGATTTAAGTTCATTATCTAGTTCTTCATATTCATCTGTGGATAATAAATTATGATATCCAATCGTTCCATCTGTGTGTATTATTTGTTTTATAGTATATTTTGGTCCTGTGTCAGAATAAGAGCTATCATTTAGCACGTATTTAATTTTTTCATCACTAGATAAATCATTGTATTCAGTTTCTGTGATATGTTTCCACACTATAGAATCATATGTAGTGCCCATAATTTCTATTTTATCACTACAGCAATGAGATATTGCTTCAATTAAGTTCATCTACAATTAGATAATATTTATTGTACCGCATAAATACACGCCGCTCTTATTCTATTCCACGAACCAGCGTAATTTTTTATGGTAGAAAGGGACGTGTAAAAGGTGAGGTCTAAATACATGTTTGAAGTTGGCACATAAAGCACCCACGTGTTTTCTGTATAAGTGTCCCAATTGGCAGTAGTTGGTGATTGTTGTTTATTACCAGACACAAGATGATACGCGGTTCCATTTGAATATCTGATATAACCTTGATACCAAGCCGTGTGTTGGCCACCCAGAGCACTGTGTGTAAAAATATCAACAACATACACACCTTTCACTGGAAAAGTACACGCATATGATGTATTATACATGTCACCAACCGTTGTATCGCGCGC